GCTCCCAACAGTATGACGTATGGAGATGTTCTCCTTTGTTTAAGGCATCCCTTTCACGCATCTGTTGAGAAGCTACTGAGCTCCTAATCAGTTCCATCAATCGCCTACGTATTGCTTTCTCTAATGCAAACTTGTGTAACCGTTTCTCCGCAAGTTTCTCTGCTTCATCCATTATCTATTCAGTTCTATTAACTTATCAAGGTAGTGCCTAGCCTTCTTCAAATCTTCTATACCCCCCTTGCCCTTCCACCTGCTAACGTACTTCACTACGTTGCCTTCAAAGTAACCTAGCTTGTTAGCAGCTATGTAGTCCCAAGGTTGAATATCCTTATCCTTGTAATGCGTGCCACTTACTTGTTTATTGTTAGCTTTCATTTATCCTCCTAGTTCTTCTTCGGCTTGTATTTCCCTAATTATCTCTGCATTTTCTTCTGCCATTATCTCCTCCTGCATTTCTTCATCTTGCATCTGCTTACGCATTTCATCACGTTCTTTCTCTTGTATCTCATTAAGAATATCTTCATTTTTCATTTTGCATCTCCCTTTTAATTTTAATCATAGTGTCTGCTATCTTATATGCAGTCTTCGCACCCTTCATACGTTGCTCTTCTTCGTCATCGCCCCACTTGTAGCCGTACTTAATAACCAATGCCATCATTGCCATTGCTGCTAACTCATCTCTGCTATCACTCATGTCTTTTTATCCTTGTTTTCAATTTCATAGTCCTCATCTCTTTCACCATATGCTCTTGTAAATATCTCTAGAAGTACTGGATCTGCATTTATTTTATCCGCTATCTCTTTGCACCAAGCGCCAACTTCTTCCTTAGTCATTATTGTCATGCGCCCCACGCCTCTCTCTTAGCCCTAACGGCATCCCAACGGTCATCAATAGCTACACAAGAATCATGATAATCAGACCAAGCAGCGTCTATAGCACGAATATCTTCCCCAGCAGTATCCAATGCAGCATCTCTAACGGCAGCGCACTGAATCCTACCCTCAGACCAAGCGGCTTCATCTGCTTTCTTTTGTTCTTCTTTGCTTCTGCTCTCTACTTCGCCTTGCTCATAGATATATTCATCCCACGCTTCTTGATTCCCTTTGCTCTCTTGCTCATCCTCAACAGCCTTCTCTAGTTCTTCTCTCGTCTTCATGTGTTCCCCCTAAAAAAATTGACAAGATCCTCATAAGTAACTTTATCTCTGAACTCTAGGGTAAACACGAACCTTTCTCCTTCTAGGTTAGAAACCATATGAGGGGTTTGTGTATTGAATATATAGTATGTCTTGAATTTGTAAACCAACTCTTTTATATCCGATACTCTAGCTTCTGCATTTGTGGTAAATAGGCAGTGGCTATTCTCATTATGTATCATCATATTAATAGTGCCGTGTCTATTGTCATCTACGTGCCAGTTATAAACGGTACACGGGTGCATCCTCGTGATACCCGCAGTGAATGGGTATCTTTCCCTCAATGCCGCAAGTTGCTTATCTCTAGCTATTATTTCGTCTGGAACCTGTATTACGTCAAACCCGTAATACTCTACGTATTCACTACCAGCATTTACAGCCAGATCGTAAAGATCCCCCCATATAGTTGAATGTAGTGGGATAGGTGTATACATGCCCAGTTCTTCTCTTGCCTTCATGTGTTCTCCAAAGTGAATAAGTCAGGCGGTTATCTATCGAGATTAACTGGGTTTCCCGACGCAGAATCCCGCAAGATATTTTCAGCATGTCTGCCTAGCCCAACTTAATCGTTAACCCCGCATCACGGGCAAATATCTTTATTCTGTTGTTACATATGTACTGCACGAAACTCCACTGTGTGTCAGTTAGTGCAATATCATTTCGTTCCGCGTCTACTATGTCTTGGGTGTAGATACCAGTTGCTACGCTTAGTTCACGCTGAGTTAATCCAGCCGCTAACCGTAGTGTCTTTACTTCGTTCATGGGTTCTTCTGTTGCTTCGCCTTGCTCGTAGAGGTACGCCTCCCATTCTTGGTTTTTCATAACGCACCATCAGGGGTACAGAGCGCCCACCCCTTCCATGAATTTCTTGTTCTGTTCTTTGTGCTCTTTAGAGACCTAAGACATACTGCTGCATGGCAACTGCTTCCACTCAACCGCAAGTCGGCGGGATTAAACAAGGTTTCGTTATCCCTCACAAGCTGGTTTAGGTTCTTCCCTTCAAGCGTCTTGCCTAGCTCCTTGTTCTCAAACTTCCACCACTTAGCGGCTTTGTTATCTGTATGTTTCCCGCAAACCGTATCGAGGCGCTGTGGTCTACCCGCCATAGTTCGACCGGCATTATCTGCGCGGCGCTGTCTTGCCTCCGGTGTCATCGCAGCAAGCCCAATTTCCATTGCCTTATGGTGGTCGGCGCTCAATATATATCCCGGTCTTCTCCCCATCACCACGCCCTCACTATGTCTATCAAGTAGACCGCACCAAGCAGGGCTAGTAGTGCCACGACTGTACCCCCTAGTGCGAGTATGTACATTAATGTTTCACTGTACTCACTACTATTACCCCACTTTCGCATTTTTACGCTCCTTATAACTACACTGTTCTTAGCACTAACCGTATCTTTCTTATCTCTACGTTGTTCTCACTACCTATTATTTCTTCTATAACATCTGCGGCAGTTTCCCCTTTCATGCTGCGGGATATAACTACATCGTCAATAACCATCTCAACTTCCCAATCCCTCATGCAGCCCCCACTATAAAATACTTACGGTATCCAGTTGGCCCTATGTAACTAATCCTACCCTGATCCACTAAGGCTTTTAGGCTATACCCAACTGTGCTTGTGGAAACTCCAGCATTAAACTTATCTAGTGCCTTGAGTATGATCTCACCACGGGTAGCCCCCGGCTTCCTCTTGATGTACCTCTCTATAACCTTCATAGCCAGAGTCTCACGCTTAATCGGCTTAGCCCTGCTTATACGCTTGTAGTCGCGTAGGGCTAGGGTTTTAGCAGTGATAACAACTAAGGCTGCACCTCTCTTTGCACGAAAGGTCGCTGTTGATTTCAGTATCTCATCAGAAAACCCCGCCAATGATCCCTTGCCTATTAGTCCTGAGTACTGTGCCCCTATCGGGGGGTGCATTTTCATCTTAACAATCTCCATAAGTTAATCCTACCCCCGCCTCGCAGTTCAGTGGTAACCCCTGTGCCCATGTAGGGCGAACCTTCATACAACCTTCAACGAACGCCTTACCTTCATCCGCTTCTTCTGTAGGGACTAAGCAAGCTATAGCATCATGTACAGTCATCACCACCTTGTACCGTTTGCTTATCACCAGCATCTGTTCACCTATTACAATACGTGCAAGGGCTTGGCATACGTTCTCTATCACCTTACCCCCATAGATACGGTTTGGTATTAGTGCCTTACCCTTCTTAGTGTCGTACACCTGCTCTAGTTTACCGCTGGAATTAGCCCAATCACGTAGGTTTGGATACTTGAGGTACAACCCGTTAGGTAGCTGGATACCTACAGTACCCCTAACTATTAGCACCCCATCAAGCCCTATCGGTGCTGACTGGTCGCCCTTTATAGCCTCTAACGCCCTTGATGCCTGTCTCCATAACGCGGGTATTTTGGGGTATGTTTCACGGTAGACATGAATGATACTCTTAGCCTGTTCCTCGGTTATGTCCACCCCGAAGGTCTTTAGCTGTGCCTTAAACTTAGCCGCACCCATGCCATACCCTGCACCTAGAATAGTAGTCTTACCTACAAATCTATCATCTTTATTAATCTCTGCTATAGGCTTGTTATATATGGCAGCAGCCATGATGGAGTACACATCCTCACCCTTCTCAAACGCCGCTACCAAGTCATCCTGTCCGGCAAGCCAAGCCAACGTCCTAGCTTCAATCTGGCTAGAGTCGGAGTCAACAAGGACAAAGCCTTTAGGGGCACATATAGCGTGCTTGAGTGGGGACTTGCGGGGTAGGTTCTGCATGTTCACCTTGTCATCACCACCCCAACGCCCTGTATGTGCGGCGTAGTAGCGTAGTGGTATAGGTAGCAATCCCCGCTTAGATATGCCTAGTAGACGTTCAGTTCTAGTCTCTTCAATCGTAGACTTAACCCCTAGCCTAGCAGACACAAGGGTCTGTACATAAGTGTTCTCGTGTTCCAATAGTGCTTTGAACGCCTCGTCGCTCTTAGCGAAGGCATAAGTATCCTTACCGTTAGCGGGGCTTATCTTCATTGGGGGCTCTACCCCTAGCAGCTTAAGCAGTTCCGCAAACTTGAGGTTACTCAGTAGATCAGCCTTAGTTTCCTTAAGCCTTTCCATAAGTTTGGCTTTCTTTATCTGTACATTTGCTAAGTGGTCGGTAAGCTTAGCCGCATCAAGACTCAATGTAGGCTCGGTGAACATACGAACCGTCAGATCAATAAGTCTAAGTTCGGAAACTGGGAAGTTGAAACATAGTACCTTGAACAGCTTATGGGTTAACTCTGAATCGTTCTTGCAATACTCGCCATACCTTTCCAGTTCTTCAGCAGTGAAGTCTATGCGATGCTTACCTAGTGCGTTTAGTACTTCCTTGCCCTTAACTCCCAAGCCATAGTGCGTTACTAACGCATCAAGGCTACCACCTACTTCCGTACCATGTAGGGCTCTTGCCATTGATAGAGTATCCGCAATACGCTTGGGTCGTATATCAAAGTGCCAGTTAAGTATAGCCATATCGAACACAGCATTATGAGCAATAGCAACGCAACCCCAGTTATAACCATCTAAGAACCGCTTGGTCTGTTCCTTAGTACCTGAGAACCAAACGGCTTCTTCGGAGTTAACCTTTACACTAACGCCTATGACCTCGAAAGACTTATGCCGGATGTATTCCTCCGTAGTAAACTTCCTGAGACCGTAGTCGGCAGAGTAGTGGGTTTCAAAATCCAATGTTATAAGATCCATTTACTTGTCTACTGTGCTTGCTATGGTATGTTCTAGGTAAGATATAACTGCACGATAGCCGATAGCTTGATGCTCTAAAGACTTTATAATCCGTTGTAGTCCTATCAACTGTTCTATCCTTTGCTCCTCTACATCTAGCTGCACAGGTTCATCTTCTGCATGTAACTGACCTTCTGCACGTACATCCTTAAAACTTGCTGGTGCTTTGTTCTTCACACCCACTGGTCTGCCCATCTTCTTTTTGATTACCATTTTGAACCTCCTAGTTTAGTTAAAAGTTCTTTGCAGTGCTCTATTATTTCGTACTTATCTATAGTTCCCCACTCCACACGCATGGGTATTGTTTGCATGTACTGCTCGATATACCCACGCCTACTTAAATGTGCGTGCATCCCGTATGTACCTATCCCATCAAGGAAAGCCTTTTCATCAGCAGTGCCATGCCCTCTGGTGCTAGTTGCTAACTTTCTTTCTACCATCTTCGCTGGTGCTTTGGGTGTTACTGCTTTTAATTCCATTGTATTACCTCCTCGGGAACTATCATCGCCGCCCTAACTTCAATCATTTAGTATTCCCTTCATTATCTTTATGAACCCAGTGACCGCATCTATGTTGTCTTCATTTACTACGTAGGCTGTACCACCTGCCGCATTGATAGCAGCTATCTCTCTAT